CTCAAAGCGAAACCCTTCCATGAGAATGTATTTCTTCTTCTCATATAAACATTTTATTCCTGCTTCTTCTAATTTCTTGTATGTAAATAGCTCTAGTTTAGATCTAAACTTTATGCCTTTGTATACTTTAGAAACTGCATTCCTAACTTTCTTGTTCTTGGTTTGTTTCGTTCTTCTCTTCACTGCGTTGTATCTTAAGCCTGTCGTGGTAAAAGTCTTCGTCAATATCTTTAATTTTATCTAACATTTCTACTTCTAATTTCTTTGCTTCTGCTTTACTGCCTACGTCTAACGGCGTACCAGTGCCCAGGTTGGCAAACATAATTACAGTGTCATGTAGAATTTTATCTATCTTACGTCTAACTTCTTTATTGGTTTTATATTTAAAGTTTCCTACTTCTCTATTACTCATATTTGTATTTGTATAATCGTTTTCAATCCTTCTGTCCTACCAAACTTAGCTATGTAGTCTGATAAATCTTTACATCCATAATCCTCTGGTAAATATATATTACTCATAGGATAATACTTTTTACAGATCTTAGCAGCCATAGTCTGACCAGGGTTACCAGGATTTGTAAAATCATTATCATAGAATAATACTACTTTTTTGAACCTTTCTTGGAGCTCTTTGATCGTCTTGGCTTCGGGCATTTGCATTTCTGATTGCAAGGCGATTGCGGGGATACCCATTTCGAACAAGCACATAACATCTTTGAGACTTGATGTAATAACACAGAGATCTCCTTCTTGAGGTAACTGATTATATCCTTGTATATGTTGCTTAGTAGTGTTACTAATCCATTTGATTTCTTCATAAGGTGAATAGATTTTAAATTTAGTCCCTATCTTATAAGCATAGCTTAGGTCACAACTGAACCGGTTAGTGTTAATCCAGTAATGTGTAATAGGGCAGACTCCAAATGTACGTAAAGTTTTTTTACTAATCAAATACTTTGACCAAAACTCTGCGTCCTTCTTCATCCAGGGCCTAGATCTCTTCTTAATAATAACAACAGGCTTAGGCTTTACAACTTTAGAAGATCTAAATGCCATATAACCTTTTGTAAACTCTGCCGCACTATTTATGTGAGCTAGTCCCAATCTAAAATCATTATCAATGACGCGCAAGGCCTCAAAGAAATTACAATTATACTTACAAGATACATATGAGAAACAGTCAAAGGTATGCTCAGGGTGACCAAAGTCTTTGTATAGTAACCTACCTTTCCAAAGTATAATAGACACAGATGGACTATTATCTTCACGCAGATCACTACAAAACGGTACGCCGAGATCCTGGAAAGGACTGCAGTAATATGAGAATATATCTATCTCTGTTATCCTGCTCAATACCATCTCTTTCGATAGGTGAATTTCACTATTTCTGCTCTTAATCATAAGTTTGCTAATTTATATAAAAAATGGGGAGCTTTTACACTCCCCATATTTAACTTGGCCAAAAGACTACGAGCTTACACCCAGTCGTCTTCTTCTGATACTGTGGCATCTTCCTCATCTGGAGCTACTACAGCTAGTTCAGGAGTAAACACACCCCATCCAAGAGTAGTGTCAAACTCAGCATTGAACGCGCCGTACTCATCGTTAAGATTCTTAGCAAAGATGTCATCACGCTGTGGCTTTACACGGCCAAATACTTTTGTGTACACAGTTTGATACTTACCATCTTTAACACCGATCAATAGTCTAACTTCATTGCTTGCTAGTAATCCAACCAAAGCCTTAACTTCAGTTACATCACCTTTAACAATTTTTGCTATACTATCAAAGTAAACTTCGTCACCATTAGCAACGTTAGCCCACTGCTTAACAAAATTGATAAGAGTTTCCTCACCAACTAGTGCTTTACGTAAACCTTCTTTCTTGTACCAATCGTACTCAGGTTCACCCTCTGACCATGTAGACTGACCAACAGCATTTAGCCACTGATGCTTACCAGACTGAGATACACGCTCATTACCGTTCATCAAGATGTCAAACCTTGTAGTAAGGTCATCATTCTTAATCCAGAATGTAAGCTTAAAGTATTCAATACCGCTAAGTTCTACATAATAGTTAGGATCTTGTTTTACCATGATTCCTAGTTCATGCAGTTCCGCCATAGTAGGGTTAACTGCAATTACATTAAAATTTGCAAGGCCAGAGTATAGTTTTACTCCTCCACCTGCTACTTCGACATTACTGTCATTGCTTTTAATAGCCATAAATAATAAATTTAATAATTAATAATCAAAACTGTCCGTGTCATCTTCTTGCTCAAAGTCAGTAAGATGGTTTAACTCAGGTGTAGCCTCTACAATCATAGACGCTTCTGTATGTACATCTACATCATCCATAGTAACAGCATCTGTAGTTTCTACAGCAATACTAGTTTGGTTAGGGTCTGGTGTAGTATCATCTACAAAGTTGAAAGAAAGTTTTCTTACCTTCCTTGCTTTCTTACCCTTCAATGTAGGGTGCTGAAACATTTGTGTTACTTCCCATTTCTCTAATCCATACTTTTCTTGAATACCTGTACGGTCAATGCCGTTATCTAGGTCTTCTAGAATCATAGTCACGGTTATAGTTTCTGGTGTTTGGTTTCTTTGCGTCTCCTCGCCAGGGTTGCTTGTGCGTGCTTCAATCATTTGTTTAAATATTAAGCGGTTAATCAATAAATATTTTAGACCAGTCTAAGGGCATGGTCTCTCCCTTTAAGTGATTACAACGTGAGCCAGCTGTGACATCATCCAAAGAGTTAAACGAGACCATAGTCTTGTCATCTTCTCTGTAGATATAACCAACAGCGTCAGCATTAGCGCATGTAATCTGCTTGATCTTACCAGTCAGGTCAAGGTCCTTTACAGCAACCTCTTTACCTTTCTTCTCAAGCATCTTATCCTTTAGGTGACCAACTAGAATCACATGATCCGCTAGCTTGTTCAGTCTGTCTATCCATTTCTTGTAGGCTATACGTAAGTATAAGTAGCCAGCACCGTTAGGCAATGATAGGACTGATGCGCCAGGGTTCTTTTGATCAAAGTTTTTACCCATAGGAGTTTGCATGTACAATACTTTTGCGTCAGCTTCACACCATTCCTCAAGCTTTGAGATAGTGTCAATAGCAATGTACTTGTACGGCTTTCCCTCTTTGATGATTGCTTTACCAACCTCTCCAAGTTCTTTCAAGTTGCTAACTTTGACTTTTAGGGCGTCAACCATGTCGGAGCCATCCTCCAAGTCAATAATCAAACAATCTTTTAGTTGTGACAATACTGTAGTCTTACCTATCTTAGGTGGACCATAGATTATCATGTTCTTAGGCGATTTACGGCTCGCCTTTACCACAGTTTTTGGTAGTTCCATAATTAAAATATATATCTAATAGTGTTCCAAGGGATAATACTGTCATGCAGTTGTTTAAACTGCTCTATAAACTTTCCCTTGAATTTAAGTTTATATCTGAGGTTCTCGCCACCATATTGTGACGTCTTAATCTCTTGTATGTCCGGTGTCCATAGAGTTACTTCAGCATTTGGGTGCCTCTGTAAGTTGACTTTGTGCTTTTTAAAGTTGTGTGTAAGGAAGATAACTTCTGCTAACACTTTATCTTTATACAACACAGTATCATCCAGGTCCTTGAACAATTGAGCGTAGTCATCTAGCCATCCATCATATACTATGACAGGACTAAAGTTGACATGTACATCGTAGCCTGCTTCTACAAATCTATTGATAGCATTTATCCTATCATGTATCTTTGAGGTGTTGGGCTCATGTATATTTGACATCTTCTGTGGCATCAGACTAAATCTTATACGCACTTTTCGTTCAGGATTATACGTAAGAAGATTATTGTTTACATACTTAGTAGCAAAACTAGCCATAGCAATCGGGTGAGTTCTAAAGAATTCAAAGATGCTTTCCCAGTTATGATACTTAGCATGCAATGCAAAGTCTTCGTTACAGCTTATGTCATAAGTTGTGTACTCTGGATGTGTCTGGTTAGGCTTATCTACTGGTGTAAAATATGCGTGATTGTTTACTTCTGTAAGTATATCACCTATATTCTTTGCAATAGTCAAACCATCAGGTTTGTGCCGCTTCATGTAGCAATAGCTACAATCATACAAACAGCCGTGTCCAAAGCTAGGCGTAATAAAATCTGTAGACCTACCAGACTCTCGTATGGTAAATGTCTTTCTAGTAACTTCAGTTATCACGACCTCTCCTTAATAGTAAATGTAGACATGTCTGCCTCATAGCCTATCATACCAAGTAAACCATCACGGTTCTTCTCCATGTGACATGCTAGCAAACCTTGCGGGTTCTCACCGCAGTATGTTTCTGTAATACCATACAAATCATATGGCCTGTTCAATATCATAACAACATGCGCATCCTGACCAATAGAGTCACCACCAAACAAGTCTGTTAGTAATGGCTGATACTGGTTCTTAGCACGGTGCTCTTGCTCTATGTTACGGTTAAGCTGAGATAGTAGTATGTTAACTACGCCTAGCTTAGACTGCATCCACATACAACCTTTAGATATTGTGTTCAGTCTACGAAGCTCTGTCTCTTCGTTACCCCGGATCAAACGTGAGTGGTCAAACAAGTTGATAACTGTGTGATTAGGGTGCTGCAAGAATAGTTCTTCGTTAGTCTGCATAATATACTCCATAGTACGAGGTATATTGTTGAAATAGATAGGATAGTGTCCATACTTTTGTACCTTAGATGCATATGTCTTAAAGTCTATGTCTGATAGAGGTGACTCTACTGACAATAGGTCTGACATTTGCTTCTTTACATCTTTTGATGCGCTACGCATTACCTGCTGGTAACCGGGCATCTCGAATGTCCAGTACAATACAATGATAGGCTTAGTTGGGTTTGTATCCAACACGTCAAACACTAGTTGATTACTAAATGCTGACTTACCAACACCTGGGCGCCCTGCAATGACATACATCTTACCTTTCTGTAAACCCCCAAGTAAATTCTTGTTTAGTCTCTTCCAAGATGTAGCTAGTACATTACGCTTACCAAGCTTGGCTTGCTTAACAATAGCAATAGACTGATTAACTGCCTTATCTATCTTCTGAAAGCCCCTGTCTTTGAATACATCAGAGGCGTCTTGTGATTCTGTTTTCTGATTCTCCTGCATTTTCGTCTATATTTATATATTTTTCCCAAGTATGATTGTTCAACCATACCTCTAGTTGTTGCATGTACTCTAGCCTATCTCGTTCTACCTTCAGTTGTACATTCAGTAAGCGCATAATCTTTTCATGCATAAATCTTTTTGTACCCACAATCCTGCTGTACTTAGCCTTTGCCTTTGCATTAGTCTTAAGGTCAGGGTCAGAGCCACGTAGTATCCTGTAGCTACCTGTCTTAGTTCTAACTTTCATTGGGTATGTACCTACAAGCTCTGCAAACATCTGGTCAAAGTCACTAGAAAACAAGTCAATAAACTCTTGTCTAATAACATGTTGATCTAGTGTCTCTCCTAGCTTGACAAAGCTTTTAGATTGTAGTTTCTCCCAGTCAGGGTTTATGTTCAGCTGTTCCAGCGTTTTAAATCCCTTCCTATAAATAGCGTACAGCGCCAAATAATCATCAGCACTGATGTCATTTTCTATCAATAATTCTATGTCTATTTGTATCTGCATTTCTCTATAAAGTTACGAAAAATGTGCCTGATTATCAAGTTAACCAGGTCACATTATCTAGATTTTTAACACTACTTTTCAACCATTTCTCTTCCTGACTGTCCTTGACATACAGTATAAATATCTGGCCTATCTTACCTTCTTGGAATCTAACAATCCTACCCACACGCTGTATCATAGTCAGTGACTTACTAGTCAGACCACAAATAACAGCCATGGTAGCATCTGCTACATCAAAGCCTTGATTCAAAGCTTTAGTAGAACACAGCACAGGCTTATCACCAGACCTAAAGTCTTTCAATGCCTGCTCTTTCTGCTTCTTAGTCTTACCGCTATGATACACAGTAGAGAATGTCTCTGTTGCATCTGCAAGTTTGTTAGTAAACTCATTACTACCACCAAAGACAAGCATCTTTTCACCTATGTTATTAATCACAAGCTTTTGTAGCTCTGCAACTTTACCATCGGCATGGTCTACTACAGTTTTACGCGCTCTAATAGCACGATAGAACTGTGCAGCTGCTGCCTTGTCTTGATTACTAGCAGTATGCTTACCTGAGCCCATGATGTGACGAGCTCTGTCAAATGCATCAAACTGTCCAAGTATGTACTTAGCATAAACAAATGTCTTGTTTGCTTTGTCATACTCTTGTTTCTCCACACTTGTAAGCTCAATAGGCTTACATATAATATTGTAAGGGGATACTAGTCCAAGCTCTACACACTTATCCAAGTCAATACGATAGCACACTGGTGCTAGCTTGTACAGTATATCTCTATACTCTATCTCTTCTGGGGGTGTAGCAGTCATACACAGCAGTCTATCCCAAGTATTGTTGTCAAAGAACTTACGATACTCAGGTGATAGGCCAAGGTGTACTTCGTCACAAACAACTACATCGTAGTGTTCGTTCTCTATTTTATATGCAGAAGCATAGCAAACTATATCTACCCTATCTAACACATGCTCGTAGCCCCACTTAGAGAACTCGTCTCTAAACTGTGCTTGCAGCTGTGTAGTTGGGACTAAGACAATCGCCTTAGCAGTATCAACGGTATCCAAAGTTTTACCAGCAGCAATAACGCCACAACGGGACTTACCAAAGCCTGTACCAGCAATAATACTACCAGTAAACTTACGCTTAGCCCAAGCATTAATAGCTTTCTTCTGTTCTTCATCTTTTACTTCAATAAGTTTAGTCATAGTCAGTTGCATGCTTGCTTATAATTTCTTGTTCTACTTCTTCTATATCTATCAAATCTGTGTCTACTAGAAACTTAAGCACATCTACTTGTACAAGTTTACCGTTTCTTTCTGTAAGGGTAGCCCATACATTATATACTCTAGCTTCAGCTGATGACCCTGGATGACCTGGGTCTCCGTTACTAGTGTAGTACACAGCTTTTTCTGGAGCAGTGTATTCATAGTCAACAGCGACATGCCATCCATTATCCAATTCTATATTCATTTCCATAATTAAATTTTTAATCCGTTAGTAATTAGCATTATTATAAGTGTTACAATAATACCTACAAAGCCTATAAAACATGCGAATAGGCTGTAATCAAACTTGGGTTTTTCTGGTTTCATTCTCCTAATACATTGTGAATTGCAGACAGCTGTGATTTAGCTTCCTCCAACTCTAGTTTTAAATATTTATTTTCCGTTACAAGCGCATCTATAAAGTCAGCGCCTGAATCCATAGATATGTCTACTTGACCTTGCTCTACAGCGTAGTCACACAATCTAAAAAAGTGAGCATACACCGCATCTGACTTCATTAAGCCATCGTGTTGATGCCAATAATGAAGAACAGAGCTGTGGTCTCTCTTAATAAATTTACCTATATCTTTCAAAGGCATGTGCAATGTCTTACGTGCAAGCACACAAAACATACGCCTGGCATCTACAAGCTGGCGTAGTCTTACGCGGCTCTTGATGTCTTGCGGAGTTGTCTCTGTTACCTCAGCTACAAGCTTTAGTATAGCGTGACAACGTTTTAAGTTACCTACATTGTAAGCTTTTACTTTTCCCATGATTTACTAATATTTGTGTCCGCTTTTAGCAGACCGTTAGTTACTACCTCAAGAGCAGCTTGCTCCATTAGTTCTGTTAGTTTAGTTACCCACTTTTCAGCATAACTATTTTCGCATATAGTGTCTACTTGGTCATGAACAGTCATAACTATCTTGACAGGTACATCATTCTTGTTAATGTAATCTCTAATAAGTATCATTGCTTTCTTAGTCATGTCAGCTGACGCACCTTGTATAGGAGTGTTCTTACTAGCACGCTCTATACTACCAAGTTCAAAAGCCTGACTCTTGTCTTGATAGATACGAGGATACCACGTAGGAAACCAACGACGTCTGTTGTAAGGCGGAAAGGTTTTGATGTATCCATACTTTTTACCAAAGCTGCCTAGTTTATCTAGGAACCCACCAATAGACGGGAACGCCTCAAAGTATTTATCAATCAATGTCTCTGCCTCTTTGATACTAATATCTAGAGTGTCAGCAAGCTTATGTGGGCCCATACCGTAAGCTAGTCCAAAGTTAATTGTCTTAACATTTGT